GATAACACAAAAAGTTGCTGATGATCTTTTGATAAATCAAATTAAAAATGAGTTTATTCCTACACTTTCAAAAATACCTTATTGGAGTGAGATGTCTGATGGAAAACGTGGTGCTCTTCTTAGTTTTTCTTATAACCTAGGTTCCAATTTTTACAACTCAGAAGGATTTGATACAATCACAAGAGTTCTTAAAAATAAAGAGTGGTCTAAGGTTCCTGATGCCTTGATACTTTACGTAAATCCTGGTTCAAATGTAGAAGCAGGTCTGGCACGTAGAAGAAAGGCAGAAGGAAAACTCTGGAATTCCTAGTTTTCTTTCTTTTCTTGTTGGTGTATCCAAGTTTTTAATCTATCAACATACTTCCGGAGATATTCTGCTTGTTCTTCATGCCAGATATCTTCGGTTTTTAAGTATAGATTTGTATGATTATCAACTGCTTTTAGTATCTTATGTATGGGTCCATTCCAGTCCTCTCTTTGAGGGGTATTGAAATCCCTTGACATAGGTGGGAAGCATTTTAAGTATTTAGAAAAATCAAAGTTGAGTATTTATACTGATTGACCTTTTATTAAGATTCTATTATACTAAATAAGTTAGGAAATCAAGATAAAACTTTACGATTCCTCACATTCCCGTTAACCAAGACCTATGGGAATTCAAATACGTCTTTTTACCTACACTGGAGGGTGGTGTAGGAATACTGTCACCAGTTCGTTCCCCCGAACTCATAACTACCCTTTTAATTTAAATGACTGCTACAATTGCCTTACAAAGACAAACAACAAACCCTTGGCAACAATTCTGCCAATGGGTAACCTCAACTGACAACCGTTTATATGTTGGTTGGTTTGGAGTTCTTATGATTCCAACCCTACTCGCTGCTACTGTATGTTTCATTGTTGCCTTCATCGGTGCTCCTCCTGTGGACATAGATGGTATTCGTGAACCTGTCGCTGGATCTTTACTCTATGGAAACAACATCATCTCAGGAGCAGTTGTCCCCTCCTCAAACGCAATCGGACTACATTTCTATCCAATTTGGGAAGCTGCTTCCCTTGATGAATGGCTCTACAACGGGGGTCCGTTCCAACTCGTCGTGTTCCACTTCCTCATTGGCATCTATGCTTACATGGGACGAGAATGGGAACTTAGCTATAGATTAGGAATGCGTCCTTGGATCTGTATTGCGTATTCAGCACCTGTTGCTGCTGCCTCTGCTGTATTCTTAGTGTATCCTTTTGGCCAAGGTTCTTTTAGTGATGCGATGCCTTTGGGTATCTCTGGTACATTTAACTATATGTTGGTGTTTCAGGCAGAGCATAACATCTTAATGCACCCCTTCCACATGCTTGGAGTTGCTGGTGTTTTCGGAGGAAGTTTATTTTCTGCGATGCACGGTTCTTTGGTTACTTCTTCACTGGTTCGTGAAACCACTGAATCTGAGTCACAAAACTATGGATATAAGTTCGGACAAGAAGAAGAGACTTATAACATTGTTGCTGCACACGGATACTTCGGAAGACTTATTTTCCAATATGCCTCGTTCAATAACTCTCGTTCACTTCACTTCTTCCTTGCTGCCTGGCCAGTGGTTGGAATTTGGTTCACTGCCCTTGGTGTTTCCACTATGGCTTTTAACCTCAATTGGGGTTCCGTTAAAGCAATTTAACGGCAAACATCGGATGAATTGCTGGAAACCCTCCTAAACGGGTAATCAGCAGCCAAGTCTTAGATACATCTAAGAAAGGTTCAGAGACTACCTGAGGGGTTTAGTCCCCTTAATAACAGGAATAAGCGTCCGACATCCTACTGGGATGAAGATATAGTCCACTCCATAAGAATGGAAAACTTATGGATCTAGTGCAACGGATTTAATTTTAACCAGTCTATTGTTGATAGTCAAAACCGAGTAATTCCTACTTGGGCTGATATTCTTAATCGTGCTGGTTTAGGAATGGAGGTTATGCACGAGCGTTTTGTGAACGCATGGCGCTCGTTAAATCGGATGAATTGCTGGAACTCTCTTGTAGACAATCAGCAGCCAAGTCTTAGATACATCTAAGAAAGGTTCAGAGACTACCTGAGGGGTTTAGTCCCCTTAATAACAGGAATAAGCGTCCGACACTCTTATGAGTGATGATATAGTCCGCTCCCTCTGGCGACAGAGGTTAAAACAAAAGGAATGCTCACAACTTCCCACTTGACCTTGCAGCAGCTGAAAGTGCACCAGTAGCACTAACCGCCCCTGCAATCGGTTAATAAAATCAGAGACCCTTTACGGGTCTCTTTTTTTATGGTATAATGGAGTTTAAGATTTTATAAATAGTTAAAAGATTAAATACCATAATGAGAACCACTAAGATTTGTAGAACCTGCACCAAAGAACTTCCTACTTCTGATTTTAGAGAAGGTCGCAGAAGGTGTTTGAGATGTGAGGAAAAAACTTATGCCGAAAATTGGGCAAGTAAAACGCACATTACTTGTAATAAATGTGGTGGAGAAAAACTAATCTCCGAATACTATAAAGGTCATAAGAGATGTAAGAGTTGTTATAGTGAAACTTATAAAGATAAGAGACCTTCTTATGACGATAAAAAGGATTATATGTTGAAGTATACTTATGGAGAAGATTTTGGATTGGAGCAATACAAAAACATTTTACAAGAACAGAATGAAGTTTGTGCTATTTGTTTTAATCCAAATACTAATGGTAGGAAAGATAGTAATAATCTTTATGTAGACCACGATCATAAGACTGGAAAGGTTCGTGGATTACTTTGCAGTAACTGTAATAGAATGTTAGGATTGGTTGGTGATAATATCAACGCACTAACCAACGCAGTTTCTTACCTAAAAAAACACAAAGACCTCAATCACACTTGACAAAACCTCTCAAATTTGATATAATACAGAGACCTTAACGGGTCTCTTTTTTTATAATCGATTACTAAAAAATGATTAAATCTATTCTTACAGCAGCTGCCGCAGTCGCTATGTCTGTTGCACCTGCTTTTGCATCTGAACCACCCAAAGTTTTTTCTGGTTCATACCCTTATACCACAGTTCCTCCATCAATGGCCGTGGCTTATGATAATGTGTCATCTCCAATTCTCTGTCGTTCAAGAGCACGATCAAAATTCTTTGAGCTTGCTGCGAGGGATATGTCTAGAGAAGATAGTAATACTCAATGGGCAACTGTTGGAAATATGAAAGTTGTTGTGTGGTGTGTGCCTGCTACAAATCAGGCAATCACTGCTGTTTCTGGTTACAGTGTAGTATCAGTAAATGAATTGTTAGATATTGTAAGGACTGCTTTTTGATATAATACAGAGACCCTTCACGGGTCTTTTTTTTAATAAATAATGACAGATGCTTTCTTGAATGGAACTCTATAATTCTTCTTCGGACTACTTGTTTAATTTACAAGCAACAAGTTCATCAGATGCAAAGAGAATGTGGAGACAATCAATCAAGGAAAAATGGAAACATAAATGTGCATACTGTGGAAACACAGAAAATCTTACAATCGATCACATCATTCCACAATCCAAAGGTGGAAGTGATTTCATTACAAATGTATTATGTTGTTGTAGAAGGTGTAATAACTCTAAGTCTCATATTAATTGGGAAGAATGGTATTCATCACAAGATTTCTTTACAGAAGAACGATATGATGTTATACTGAAATGGATGAAACCACAGACAAATTCCAATCTATATAAGTATAAACCAAGAATGAATGTGTCAACTTAATGGAATCTGAAAGTTTTATGCCCTTATCATACGTAAGGGCATTTATTATCTCAAATCTAGCAATTATTATCCCTATTCTTTTTATCTTATGACTTTTACAGTTTTTATTTTTAATACGAGTGTAGATATTTGTACCATTAATGGACAAGATCTTGTGGATTATATGGAAAGTTTAAATTTGGAATTGGGGGCTTATTGCTGAATGAAAATTGCGATTGTTGGAAGAGGCACTAGTGCAATAATACAAGCATTATGTTGTATAAAATATGGACATGAAATTTCGTTTTTTTACGATCCCGAAATTTCTCCAGTTTGCGTTGGAGAATCAACTACTCCAATAGTTCTTGGTTTAATTTATGACGTTCTTCATTTGTCAATTGGAGAAATGGTAGATGATAAAGTTGTCTCTTTTAAAAATGGAGTTAAATTTATAGGTTGGGGAAACAATGAAACTTTTAGGCATCATTTTCATAGTAAAAGACCTTTAGCTGGACATTTTCTAACTAAAAAACTCAATGAATATATTCATGATATTTTTAAAAGTGTCGGGATTGAATATTTTTTAGAAAAAGTGGAGGATATTCAAGAGAATGAGGATTATGTTCACATAAATGGAAAAATTTTTGATTACGTAGTACATTGTAGTGGATGGAATGGTTTGAAAGTTAGTTGCGAACCTTCATTAATAGAAACTGTTAACACTGCTTTAATTTTTCAAGACAATATTATTGATGATTATTCATACACTATTCATAGAGCACATGAAAATGGTTGGCAATTTGAATTACCATTTCCAGAACAAAATCTTTGTCGGAAGGGATTTTTATTTAATAAAAATTATTTGAGTGAAAAAAATGCATTAGAAAATCTTAAAGAAAATGTTTCTGTTATATCTTGGGAGCCAAAACATTCTTTTAATTTGTTAATAAGTAAAAGACAAAGCTTAAATGGTAATTGTTTATTTTTTGTTGAACCACTGCAAGCATTGACTTTGCATTATTATGTATCTTTTGCTGAGTGTATATGTAATTATCTAAATGATATCAACCCACGTTCATATGTAGATACAAATAATGCTTATTTAAAAGACATTTATGATTATGAAAAATTAGTGGCATATCATTATAGTTATGGGTCAAAATATTCTAGTTATTTTTGGAAAGATACTCGGAAAAAAGCAAAAAACTTAATTGGAAATGATTATATGACAAAAAATTTAGATATACTTGAACATTTAATATTCATGGATTTAAAATTTGGCACACAGAATTGTAAACTAGGTTGTTTTAAATCAGAAGATTTTTTGTTAGTTCATTGTGGTATGTCAAATAAAAAAAAGGATCAGATTATAAGTATTTGACCCACACCCAAAATATAAATATCTAAAAAACCACAATGGCAGTTCCAGCAGTTAATATTATAATTGAAAGAGGTGCGGATTTTGCATCTTCATTTACGATTACAAATGAAGATCTGTTCTGGTGGTGGTATAATAAGATGAGATTTCTCTCCTCTTTTTTTTTTATATATAAATTACTTTAGATATTAAACAATTATGACATTTACAATTTATTCAAAAGATGGTTGTCCATATTGCAGCAAAATTCAACAAGTATTTCAACTTTCTGAACTCAAATATGTAGTTTATAATCTTGGCCAAGACTTTGATAGAACTCAATTTTATGCAGAGTTTGGAGAGGGTTCAACTTTTCCTCAAGTGATTTGTGATGAACAACATATTGGAGGATGTTCTGATACGATTCAATATTTAAGAGAACAAAAAATGATTTGATGGACCATGATGATGTAGATATAAATAAAAATGAACACCAAATCAATCGGGGTGTTGAACTTTTACTTCGAAATAGGAGGAGAGAATCATTAGCACCAAAAACTTTTCAAGTGAAGTTTGGAAAAATGATTACACTCTTTCAGAGAGAGTTTGATTTCTTTATTGAATTTCACTTTGATATAAGAAAACAATAAACTCTCTGGAGAAGGAAAATGGAACCAGCATATGTAACCGCATTTTTTTCAATGCTCACTTTGTTATTTTTTATGGTTGGTGGAGTTATAGGATGGTTGGCATATAGACATGCTCTCGAAACAAGAACTCCATATTTGCACCCAGAGTTTTTTGATGAAAATGGACAAATAATTCCCGATGAAGTAGTATCTGTAAGATTTGAAAACAATTATGACGAGTACGATGATGACGACGACGAAGAAGACGACGAGTGAAAAACCAATTGAAACTCTTCCTCCCAATCCATTTATCTTTGAGATTTTAGATTTAGCATCTAAACAAAGGTCAAACGCAAAGAAAATTGAGGTTCTCAAGACCTATGAACACGATTCATTAAAAACCATTTTGATTTGGAACTTTGATGAAACTGTAATATCCCTTCTTCCCGAAGGAGATGTTCCTTATGGTGATCTAAAGGATCAGAATGTTTATTCCGGTAATCTTTCTGATAACTTGATTCGTGAGGCAAATGGTGGTGAGGCTGCCACAATGCAGGATCTTGAGGGAAGAGGAAGAACTTCATTAAGAAGAGAATATCAAAATCTTTATCATTTTGTAAAGGGTGGTAATCATAATCTTTCTACAACTCGTAGAGAGATGATGTTTATCAATATGCTCCAAGGTCTACACTCCAAAGAATCTGAAGTTCTGTGTCTTGTAAAGGATAAAAAACTTCAGACAAAATATAAAATTAGTCTCGAAAATGTAAAAGAGGCGTATCCTGATATTGTATGGGGAGGACGTTCTTGATGAGTCAAGGTATTGTGAACAAAAACACTATTAAGAAGGGCAAAATGGAATCAGATTCAAAACAATCCGAAATTCTACCTTCTCAGTATGGGTGTGATATATTACTCGAAAAAACAAAACTGGAAGATACAAAAGATAAAACTTTTCCTCTTGATGCATATTTGGTTTGGTATGTATCCGAAGGTAAAGAATATCTTGATCTCTGCCGTGCGAGTAAACAAGTAAATATTTTTGATATGTATTATGATAAATACGGTCCAGGAGCACTTCAAAAGATTAAATATGGATATGGAACAATAAGTCCCAGGTCGTGGGGATATAGAACACCAGAGAAGAAGAAAAAAAGATGACTGCGGGATTTCAAAATAATAATGCAAAAGTGATTATTGATGATGATGAAGTATCAAAACTCTTGAAAAAATATAAAAAAGTCAAGCAATATATGAAGTCTCCTCTTTTTGCTGTGAAAACAATGGACGGAACCGAGGCATATGTGAGTTCATTGATTAAAGAAGCACAAGAAGATCCGGTAGACTGATGGGAAAGCACTACTTACTTAATCTGTATGGATGCTCGTTTGTTCTTTTGAATGACGAGCATTATCTTGTAAGGTTACTCGAAGAAGCAGCAGTTATAAGTGGTGCAACAGTTCTCGAAACAGTTTTTAAAAAATTTGATCCGCAAGGAGCAACTGTAATATGCCTACTCGCAGAAAGTCATATTAGCATTCATACTTGGCCAGAAGAAGGAAAAGCAGCAGTAGATGTTTATACTTGTGGAGATTCCGATCCAAAATTGGGTTGTGATATGATTATCTCGCAACTTCACTCAACGAACCATACACTTTCTTACATAGAACGATGACTTACGATACCGTCTTCATCTCCGATGTTCATCTCGGAACCGACCGATGCAATACTGATAAGTTTCTCAAGTTTCTAAATCAACTTGATACAAAAAAACTTGTAATGGTCGGAGATATTATAGACATATATTGTATGGAAAAACATAATACTCTATGGAAAACTCAACATACAAAGGCAGTTGAAAAAATTCTAGAATTGTCCAGAAAAGGAACAGAAGTTGTTTATATTCTTGGTAATCATGATGCAGTTGCAAGAAAATATGTAAATACCAGTTCTTCTTATTTACATCAAAATCTTATCATCTGTGATTCTTATATTCATCACAGCACAGAAAACAGAAAGTTTTTATGTATTCATGGTGATTTTTATTCCGAGTTCTCATCTGGTTCCTGGAAGCAATATTTTATGAACTGGGGATATGAAACAATCACACCTCTGAATATTTTTCTAAACAAGACTTTTGGTTTTTCTTTGATTAATTTTCTCAAATCAATTCCAAGAGGTAAAAAGTTTATTGATAAGTATGAAATGGATTTGATACATCACGTAAGAAAAATTGGAGAATATGATGGTGTGATTGCCGGACATATTCATCATGCAAATATTCGTGAGTATCAGGGAACGACTTATATGTGTGCCGGAGATTGGACAGATACTTGCTCTGCACTTGTAGAAAAAGATGGTGTCTTTGAAATCATTAAATATTGAACTTGACATTTCCTCTGTTTTCTTCTATAATATCTTTGCTACAGATGATAACTTATGAATCAAGATAAACTTAAAATCATTATTAAAAATCTGGAACTTCTGGTCGATTCCCTAAAGGCAGAAGTATATTCAAGTCCAGAATCTTATGCATACGAAACGGTTGCTCCACGTATTGGAGACATAGATGATTACGATGAGGTATTCGAAGATGACGACGACTAAAAACGAAATGAATAAAGATCTTGAAAAATTTTTATTTGCTGTTCCTACAGGAGATGGGGATTTTCTGGACATTGCGGCACAAAACAATTTGGGTGTTTATGCAACTCACGTTGGTTATATTTCTTCACTTGCTAGTAGTGGAAAAATCACTACAGAAGACGCATACTCCCAAATCAAAAAATTGACTAAATCGTTGCGTGAATCTTATAAAACATTAAAGGGAAGTTGGTTTTCATAAATAACAAAAACATTGTAAAAATTTTATGCAAAATGAAATGGTGAAAAAAATTAATGATATTGTAGTTCTTGGTGGAGGAACTGCGGGACTTATATCTTCATTAATGCTTAAAACCAAATTTCCTCAAAAAAATATAAAAATAATAAAATCATCAAAAATAGGAATAGTTGGTGTTGGGGAGAGTTCAACAGAACATTGGTCCCAATTTTGTCAATTTGTTGGTATACCTCAACTTTCTGCTATTTTAGAATCTAATGCAACATTTAAGATTGGAGTTTATTTTGAAAATTGGGGAGATAATGATTTTATGCATAATATAGGATCCCCATATACTCATTTAGATGGAGATTATTATAAAGTATATGCACATTTAATTGCAAACAATTATCCACCATCTAAATTGTCATCATGCAAAACTTGGAAAAATGAATTTAATATCAGTCATTTTTCAAATTCTAACCAGTCACCATCAAATCAATATCATTTTGATACCTTTGCTTTAAATGAATTTTTACATAAAGAATGTATAAAAAGAGGAATTGATATTATTGTTGATGATGTCGATTCTGTAACAATCGATGATAACACTGAAGAAATTTTATCCATAGGATCTGAAAAAAAAGAATATTTTGCTGATTTTTACATTGATTGTAGTGGATTTTCAAAATTTCTTTTAAATGGTGTTTATGATATTAAGTGGGTTTCATATTCACAATATCTTCCCGTTAACAGTGCGATTGCATTTGCTACAGATGAAATGGAAGAATATAATAAATATACGAAATCAACTGCAAGAAATGCTGGTTGGTCTTGGACCATTCCAACACAAACAAGAACCGGAAATGGATATGTTTATTGTGACAAATTTATTAGTGAACAAGAGGCTCTTGAAGAAATGGAAATTGCATACGGACAAAAACTAGAAATTTCAAAATCTTTTAAATTTGATCCTGGAAGATTGCAAAAATCTTGGCACAAAAATTGTTTTGCTGTTGGATTATCACAAAGTTTTGTTGAACCTTTAGAGGCAACTTCTATTGGTAGTGTTATTCAGCAAATGTTTTGCTTTATAAGTTTTTTACCATCGTATGATATTGACACTTGCAATAAAAAAATAAATGACATATTTGATAACATTGTTGATTACGTTCAGGCACATTACTTAATAAAAAAAGAAAATACACCGTTTTGGAAAGAAGTTAAATATAATCTTAATCTAACAGATAATTTAAAAAAATATTTGAAAATGTGGAAAAATAGACTTCCACAACCACAAGATATTCAATGTTCTTGGAGTATGTTTACGGCAGTTAACTATATTCCAATTTTATATGGATTGGGATGGTTTGATACTGAAAAAATAAAACAAGAGTATGAAAATGTAAGAAAAGATGATACTATAGAGTTTACTTTGAATAACTTGGACAAAAATTCTTTTTGGGTTGGACATAAAAAATTAATAAAAATCTTAAAAAATGGACAATATATTAATGAATGAATCTGTTAAATTAGTTTCTGTAACTCCAAATGCAGAAAGACACATTGCATATTGTGCTCGTGTCAGTAATCCAAAAAATCAATTCAACAATTCTTCTGCTGGATTACTAAAGTATTGTATTCAA